TCTGGCGGGAGTCCGTGAATAACCCGATAATTCCCGCCAGTCCCTAATTTTAGTTCAAATTGACTGTCTGATTATTTGCTTCGAGCACAAACGACTGTGTCGTTGAACCGCTCCAACTTGTACCAATACCAGTCATCTTTCGAATCCATACCCTGTTGCCAGCCTTTAAGTTGGTAGTTGCGCCACCCTTGGAAACATCGTTCACGCTATATCCTGGGTCAGGACTCCAAGTTTCTTGAAATTCATCTCCATCGCCTACCATAACAGGATACTGTATAGGGGTTCCGGTTGGTGTAGAACTTGAGTTGAATGCGAAATAAGTATTCTCAAACGAACCACTTCTCTTATACGTGATAGTATATTGAACACCAGCCTGAATTAACGATACCGAAGCGGTTTTTCCGGAAGTCGTTTGAGTATAGGAAACAGTTCCCGACCGTCTATTACTTTGATTTGCCGCAGCAGTAATAGAAGAACCATCCGTGTTCTTGCTGAACCCTGTTCCACTAATTGTTGCGCTCCACGATACATTTTCCTGGGTTGATGTTTCGACTCCGTTTACTCGTGGAAAGAATGGTTAAAGGAATTTTCTGGCGAAAATCAATCGCAAAGCCACTGCGTCCACGTTATACTTATATAAATTGAGAAGTCATGAACAAAGAAGAAAAAAGAAACAAGCAACTTCTCGATATCCTCGAGAAGGACTTCGAAGAACTCTCCCCAGGAGAACTCCAAGTCATTCGTAACGAAACTCGAAAGATATACGGTATCGAGGGAAAGATAGGAACAGGCATAATCCTGAACTCCTACCTGAATATGAAGCGGAAGTTCATCACCGAACTTGAACAGGTTCTGGTCTGTCCGAAAATGGCTGTCAAGGACTTCGGACCATTCGCAGGACGGCAGGTTGTTACCAACAAGATACCCGTTCCCACGTTTGACGGTCTTAACGGGGAGCCTGCAGGCATTTTCTATATTGATGGATACACTTATCTCCCAGTCCTATCTGTATCGTATTTAGACGACCAAACAGAGGTGATTTGCCTATCCCCGGAAGGCTCGTTTTGTAGGATAACGACAAAGGATTTTGATTTCGAGATATAAACCGCTAAATTTGCGGTAAAATTTCATTTAGTTATAACTAATTTTAAGAATTATGCAGAAAGATTTTATTACAGCAACTCCGGACTCCGGAGGAAGTGGTAGCACAACTGTGACTACCACGGCTTCTGCTAACCAGACTGAATCGACACGCAGTACGAGCCTTTCAGTTGCTGGTGGTGGGATGACACGTACTGTTGGCGCAAGTCAGGCTGCGGGAGTAGTAACTTGGAACTATTACTTCTCCGTGACTCCGACATCGCTCAGTTTCGTCGCTGGTGGTGAAACGAAAGCCGTTACAGTTTCTTCCTACCGGAAGAAAGTTATAAACGGAGTCGAAACATCAACCCAGGAAAATGTGAATTGGACACCGACTGTTTCGGGTACAGGCTTCTCAGTAAGCGGTTCAAATGTTACGGCAGCAGCGAACAGTGCGACGACGACGCGAAGCGGAACTGCCACCTATACGCAGACTGGTAGTGGTAAGACCCAAGCAGTTTCCCTGTCGCAAGCTGCAGCCAGTGTAACGTATAAGTATCGAATCGAACCAACCTTAATTACAGTTTCAAACACTACCTATGGTTCTGTCACAAAAACTGTAACAATGTATAAAGAAACCTATATCAATGGAGTAAAACAAAGTGAAGAGCCTATTCCTTATTCTTTGCTCAAGCAAAATAGCGGATATTCCCCTGTATCTTCTGCCACATATACCAATTCTTGGGGAGGAACTTGGACGATTGAAAAATCTGGAAATTCTTTAAAGGTAACGACAATTTCAGGAGGAAGCAATCCTTCTGGTGGAATCTCTGGTGTGAGATTAATGCCTGGAACCAGTTATGCTGGGACAATAAATACCGATTTAAATTTGGGTCGTCCATAATTTCAAATAAAAAGAGCGGAGTTTTCAGCTCCGCTCTTCCCTGTCGTCAAACAATAAATCAAAATATGAAAACACAACAAAGAGAATTCATTTTCCTCTGATGATAGTAGTATAACGGTCATAGATGGCATCCCAGTTCTTTTCGACAAGTTTGCATTTCTGTGTGAAAGACTTATCGTTGAAAGTGTTGATGTTTTGAAAGACTCCGGCTTTCAGTTCCGGATGCCACATCTTTAGGAAGATACCCTGTTCACTGATGAAGCCTATTTCCTCACCCTTGTAAACTAACTGTGCATATTCTGACGTGGGCATTCCGGCTCCACCCTTTACCGTTACTCGATTTATTTCAATAGGTGCTATCATGATTCCTTTTCTTTAAGTTGTGATTTGATTCGAAGATTGTAGTTATCCCATATCCATTGAGCGTGTTCCTTGACCCAGTTTACTGCATACCTGTGGTCTTGGGGTTCTTTTAGTCTCAAATAAACAGGTTTGGGGTCGCATATCAGTAATATACGAGTACCCCCCAGACTCGGGAGTAATTGTAAGAAAATCTTTATTCATGATTTTTACTTTTGAATTAAAACGAAGTTATTTATGCTATTGACGTCAATTATAGCCGATTTAGGAAGTTATAAGTATGCCCCGAACAAATTGTCCGGAGCACACCTTTGATTGCCGTGTAGAGCCTTATAAGATGACCGCAAGGCTTGATACCACGTCATCGAAGTAATCCATTTGTGTGATACTTGCTTTATCACCGAAATACTTCTTGAGTTTCTGAGCCACATACGCACCAGCCGGAATCATCATGATGGGCGAAGTGATGCGTTCAGGGTAACGAACGACACACGTATATTCACGACCCTCCTCTTCGTTGACCGTATAGGAAACAAGGAAGTGAGGAGTAGCGAGGTCGGCTGGCTTCATACTCTGGTCAAGAATGTGAGCCGTCGCTAATTTCTCACCGTTCAAGAAAGACAGGTACTCCCAATAGAGAGGCTCAATCTCACAATTTCCTTTGATGAACTTCTGAGCCAACGCCATAAGATATTTCACGGCTTCTTTGTTGCTCAACCCTATCGGAATGATGAATTCGTTGATGTACAGGAACGGTTCTTCACGCTTGTCATTTCTGTCGAGCGGATATACTGCACAGGCTATACGAGCCAAACCAAGTTCCTTCGGGTCAGTATCGTCTTTCACGACACGATATCCCGGAATAGGACAGTCGATGAATTCACGGGTGTCCTCAGGATTGTCCGGACTGTCAAGTTCACCGACTGTGCTCAATACCTGTTCACCACGAACCAGAGCCGGAACCCAAGCGGTGCGGTCTTCGTTCTCATCGCTGATGCGAGCCCAAATCATTTTCTCCTCAGGAAGTTTTTCCTCGGAGTCAGGCTGAAACAGGTTTCCTTCCGGAGTCTTGACGTACTGTTCAATCTCCTTGTCGGTCATACCCTGTGGGTCAAGTTCATGAACCAGAGTGATTCCTAACAGTTCCCAGCCCATACCGTCCTTTTCCTTATTCATGGCTGCTTTGAAATCGCCAATCAGATTGTCGGTGAGAAGTGCTGGTGCGGGCAAAAGGTAGGATTTTTGAATGATGCGTCGGCTGAACGCTCCAACCTTTCCGAACTTGCCTTCGTAGATGTAAATCTTTTTCCCTTCAAGAGACTGAGGCTCATAAGCCTGTGCGCTCTTATTGGTAAGTTTCTTCGAACGGCAAGTCTCGCATTCAGCATCACAAGCAGTTGGGGTGAAGCAATAGTTTGGATACTTGCCGGAGGTTGATACTGCATGAAGCGGTGTGCCCTTTACTTTACCAACTTCAAGATACGATAGACAGAGGTCGTACATCGTGTCAGCATCGATTTCTTCGGTTATACTAACAGGCATTTTGAATTCTTGAATCTTTCTGTCAGAGTCGAAATAGATGAAATTATAAACTACTTTCATAAGTCTGAATTATTTAGATGATTAAATTTGAATTGTGTAAACGGGTGTATCGAACATCGATATCTTTCCCGGAACCAACTTCTTCTGTTTTGCATCAGGAGCCTGAAACATTACAGGGGTTGCGTGGTGTTCCGGCACATGCTTGAAACGTTCGAAGTACAGTTCAATCGCATTCAGAACGGTGATGGCGGATACCTGTGCCATCTCGGCTTCTTCTTTTGTTCCGTATAAGGAGGAGTAAAGCCTTTCGCCTGTAACTAATAGAATGGAGAAGCGAAACTTCCCCTTGGGGTTCGTAAGAGCGTTCACTTCGCTCACCTCTTTAATGTTCTCAACTCGGTAGGCTTTCTGAACCTCTACGAGTGATTCCTTTGAAGGACTGTCCTGTGGGGGAGTAATCCATGATTTGATGAATATCAACATATCTTTCGATTTAAAATGAATGTACTGAATAAACGCTATTCGACTGGACTTCCATTGGAAATCTCATAAATCGCTCCGTCCACCTGTTTGTAACAGTCAAGATTCTCAGTTACCTGTACCAACGGACACGGCTTATCATTGAAACAAATGGATTTTGTTGACCAATCCGCAAGGTTTCGAATGAAAATGTAGGCGACCATATCCTTTGAAACATACCACTGAATCTTACAGGTAAACTCTTCAAAGTGACGGAAGAAGTGATACCACGTAACGATGTTCCAGAACAGTTCCTCAAGCCCAGCATCTTTGAAAGATACGTATTGAGCAGCAAAGAGGAGGTGGCTGTAATACCACCTCAGGAACCATCCTAATTTATTCCTCTTCTTTATCATGTTTCAGTGCCTCCTTTAAGTTAGGTTTCAGCGTCGCACGGATATTTTCGATAGTGTCACACAGGTTCGAAGCAGGTTTCTTTGCGTCATCACGCTTTTCATTCCAGTCGGCTGTTATAACATCCATATAGATGAGATATGCTTCGGGGAATTCGTTCTTCAGACGCTCCGGAGTGAAACGGGTTGTTTCCATCATACACTTCAGACGCTTCTCCATGAAGTAACGGTCTCGCTCAAGAAGGAGATGTTCCTTGATTTGCTGAACAATAGGGTTATCCTCAGGAAGTTTCTTTGCGATATCTTCAACCTTTTCGTCAGCAATAGGAAGTTCCTGAGTGAACTTGAGGTGAATGTAAAAACCTCTACTTCCCCAATCTTCAGGAAAGAACGTCTTCGGGAGGTTGTAAGATGACAGTGATGGTTCATTACAACGAATGAAGAACTTCTTATGTGCCTTGAAACACTTCAGTACATCGTCCGGAGTTTTTCCGATAATGTACTTTTCGAACAGTTCATTTAACTTCGCCAGTGACGAGTCCATCTGTTCTTTGTAATTGAGGTTTGCCAGCCGTGTGGCAACCGTCATACGGGTGTCTTTATCAATAATTGCCATGTCTATTGCTTTTTAGGATTCATGTGAATAATCTTTTCTTTCGGTTGAGGAGCCTGTTCTGGCTCGTGAGGGACTTCCCACAGCATAGGCACGTATGTGAACTGCTCCTGTGGTTTGGGGTTCGCTTTCATAAGGAATACCACTTTGTCGGTTGCTTCGCTCTCTGTAAGGTTCTGTAAGGGATTATCGTCCTTATCCTTTACAACTTCACCATCCGACAGGCGAATGACCTTAAATAGAGGCTCAGGGAGTTCCATGTTGGTGAACTCTGTTACGTCGAGATAATCACACCCGAAGTTCTCAGCCGTCTTGAGGTCGCTGTCGCTGAACTGTCCTTCCAGACCAGAGGCATCGCCTATCATAAGACAGTCTTCCTTGGCGATTGTGATACCTGTATTGTGAGTGAACTCAGCCAGCATGTCCTCAAGCATTCCCGGATTGGGTTTACGTTTCGGATGCTTCTTGTCATTGTAGGGACAGAACTGTCCGGCAACAAGCGTATTCAAACCGATGTACGATTGAAGACACGCAATGACATAGATGAATTTCGGTTGGAACATAGCGGGATGAACGTGCCCCAGTTCAATTCCACCCTGATTAGATACAATGAGAACAGCCTGTGGATGAAGTTTCTTGAGTTGCGCAAAAACCTCCATTTTCAGTTTCATGTCCCAAACTCCTTCCGGAAAGGTATTCCCGGAGACGGTATCAATAAGCGTACCGTCCATGTCGATGAAGATGACTTTCTTCTTTGTAATGTCCATAATCTTTTGTTTAAAATGTTTGATAATTATACGTGGAATCCGAGGAGTTCGATTAGAACTCCACGAATATTAATCTTTCCTTTTTTCCTGCTTCGCACACCCACATGTGGTTTGAGCCAAAACCGTAATCGAAATAAGAACTGAAGGACATTAGGAAACTATCTTTGATTCTCTTCATTTCTTTCCGCAACTCGGCTTCGTTTTTACTGGTTGTAATAGCATTCAATATTTCAGAAAAAATTCTGATTGAATAGAAATTAAAATTGAAATTTGATTCGATTGTTGCTTTCATGACTTTATTGTTTTAATTGATTGACGCAACAAAGTTAGTGGATAAATTCGAATATCCAAAGAAAATCCCCGAATTTCTTCGGGGAAGTTCCACAATTTTTGTTTGACTATGTGAAGTCGAACTCTGCCACACATACATACTCACCTTGATATTCGGGATTTCCAAGATAGAATCTGACGTATTGAAGTACGTGATATTCAGGAGAAAACTTATTTTTATCAGCCATTCTCAAATAATGAGCCGTAAAGCCTGAGATTCCAACGCTTTCGGGGTCACTCTGGACAATGTCATAATATATTTTGGTTTCGGCTCCAGGTCTATCCTTGTAGATAGTTTCCATAAAAACACCATTGTTCCACGGCTCTGGCCATACGTCTTCAAAAGAATCAGCCAGTAGAAGAGCACCCCTTGTCACCCAATAAGTGTCTGAGGTTTCGGATACGGATGGGAGTTGTGCGTTCATTTTTACAGAAAGATAACTGACCCCACGTTCGTAGCCATTGTCATTCTGGACTGAAGCCGTTGAAAACCCTGTTGCATTGAACGAAAGTGTCACACCTCCATTCCAATTGTCAGCAAGTGAAGTAAGCCCCACGACAGGCATAAGCGGTATGCCATCTTGATTAACGGTTATCGCTCGTGATACCCCCCAGCGGAGAAGTTCAGTGTCGTTGAGCGAGACTGAAATGTTGAATTGGGGTCAGCAACCAAGCTCACTTGGGTCGTACCCCCCATTATCAGGGGAAACAGTAATGAAATCCTTTTTCATTGTTTTGAATTTTAATTGTTACTAAATACCTCAACGGCTGCGCAACCGCTGATGTTTATTCACTGTCACGTGACTGATATAATACGTTATTTCTTCCGTCGATGAGTTTTTCGAGCCTTGTTTTTCTTCCTGTCCTTGCGGATTTGCTTTTCGCTCCTACCACTTTTTGAGCCTCCCTTTCCGAACCGTACAGGCTCGCACCATTCGATGTGGGGAATCTCAGGTCGTGACTGAATAGTGTACACCCTATCTTCGAATTGAGGAGTATCAGTAGGAGAGTAATCCTTGTCGAGTTCCACAATTTCAACATTCGCTTCCTCAGCCATCTTAAGAACTTCTGGAGGAAGTGCCCCAGTTCCGGCTCCGATGATACCTATCTTAGTCATGCTCTATACTTATTACAACTCCATTCAGCATATCACTCACCACTAAATTCCCTCCCGTAATCTTGTCCGAGAGTTTATTACGTGACAGCGTCAAGCCTCTCTCAAATGCGAGCGAGCGAATACGTTCACACATCTTTCGGGGAATTGTATTATCCTGAGAATTGACTATCGTTATAAGAACCCAAAAGAAGTCCCCGTGGTCTGTCGCTGAAATTGAATATTCAGTCCCGTCATCAAGATAGGCTCTTGAATATTGGTACTCCTTTCCGCTGTATTCAGAAGTAGCAACACGAGTTTCAAGACCTTCCTTTTGAGCAAGTTCATTGATTGACACTTGTAAATCCTTTGAATGAATAGCGTTCAATCTGTTCTGATACTCGGTGATAGAACTCACTGACAGTTCTATGAGTGTGTCATGGCTGACACGTGTGCCGCACCCTGTAAGTAGGAGTGCAAACACGGCTGTAATAATCATCAATCTTTTCATATCTGATAAATTTCTTCGTTCAACATTTTTCTATCAAAGGGGTTGGCGTCAATCTTAACATTCTGCCTGTCAAACTGTCGTAGGAAAGCAGAAATCTCCCTAATGCTTCTTTGGTCGAGGCCAACGAATTTAATATAGTCCGTCTTTCCACCCTGTAAGGACACGACAGCCCATGAGCCTGAATGGTGATGAACATCGACCGAAACATCGATGTTCCCCAGAAGTTTTCTGATACGTTCAGCACGAACCTCAGCCAAAGAGGTCGCACATTTCTGGCGATGAATTAACCCTTCCAAGTCCCTCTCCAACGCTTTCATCCTTTGAAAATCTTCCTTGAATAAGTATAGGAACAGTTTCCTCAATAGTTTCTTCATGATTCTTTCTTGGTTTTATTGTTTACACCGTACCCAAACAGGGCATAATCACATTTACAGGGGTCTAACGGATAGACATTACGGCAATTCGTAGTAAGTTCAAGCACTGTATTCATGCTATCACCTTTGCCCGTTATGAGACCCAATTGACGACCAACGGTTGCGACGTGAGTGTCAAGCGGAATGAGTAGGGACGACTGGGGAATGAAACTCCAGATACCTAAATCCACAGGACTGTTTCGACGGCACATCCATCGTAGGAACATATTCAACCGCTTACAGGCAGACTTCGAATCCTGGGGGATACCTTTCACTCCAGGGAACAGGCTTATCAGTGCATCGAGATAATCTGTGGCTCCCATCGTACGAGTATAGTTCTTAGACAGAGCCTCTTCCATATCTTCGTTGTTATCGTAAATCTCCTTGAGCGCACGACACAGGTCAGCGAAGTCCTTCTCCTTGAAGAAACGGTACAGAGGTTCCTCCGAGTCAATGTACTTTCGCCAACCCATGTTCTTAATATACATATAGGGAGTCAGACGCTCCATCTCCTTACATAGTTTCTCACAGGTAGAGAGGATGGCTTTCCGGTTCCCATACGCTACCCAAGCAGCGATGAAGCCTACTATCTCCTGAGAACACTTGTATCCGAACCGTCTGGGGAACTGTACAGGGTCGTCAGTGATGAATTCAGGCTTCTCGTACTGCTCAGCCAGTTTCATGACCTGATGTCTTAATTTGTCGCTGATTGCTATCATACCTTGTTAGTTTCTTCGATTTTACACAGGAACGTGGCACTCTTAAAGGTATCACCGTCCATAAAGTATTCAGCCATTTCATCAAGAACATCCTTATAGGAAGTTATCTTGAAGTCCGCTGCCTTCTGAGGAGTCATCTTTTCGAAGACCTTTGCCCAATCACGACGGAGAACCCACGTGTCGCTCTTCTCATTCTGTACTATCACACGAGCCTCTGACTCAGGAATCCTTCTGAATCCTATCAGCCAACCCTCGCGGAACGTGTACTGTCGTTTGTCAGTCCCGAATACCACATTGGCATGAGCACCGTACTTCACCATTTTCTTGGTATCAATAACACCGAACCAACGGTGAATGAAGTCCACGTGAACAAAGGTATCCATCGGACCACTCTTGTACTTGATTTCAGGAGATACGTACTCCAATTGCTTTACATTTCTATCCATAACTATCTATATTTAATTGGTTTCATACTCAGCCAAAGCCTTGAGGCACTCTTCGTGACCCTCGCGACAGGCAGCGTCCATGATATATTCCATGTTTTCGTACTCCGGACATTCTCGAGTCGCTGTACCTGTTACATCAACGTAAAGTGTCCCGTCTTCATCGCATTCGACAATGAACCATCCGTCATTATACATAACATAACCATCCTCGTAGATAGTTTGAATGAGTGTACGTCCGTCTTTCATTGTAGAGGAAGCCAATTCATAGGGGTTTGCGATTGTACCCTGTTCGGCTTGATTGATACAAGCCATAGCCACGAGGCAAACCTTTGCTAATTGTCGACGGTCTTTGATGTTATCAACATAGCGATGAGTCCCTACTGGCTTGCTGAAGTCTAAATTTTTGTAGTATCTTGAACCTTTCATGACGTAACTTGTTTGATTTGACTGAGCAAATATACGTCCATTTATCGAATATCCAAGGAGTTTATCCGGAAAATCTTCATTATTTCTTCCGATTTTTCCTCAATTCGGCTCTGCGTTCTCTCCTACGAGCCTTCCCGTCCTGAATTTTAGGGAAGATGAGCCTGTTATTCTGTATATCTCGGATTCAGTTTTACTGATTACGTGTTCACAGAATCCCGACAGGGTGACTGTGCTATCCTTATCCATTCTTGCGTTCATATTAGACGATTTAAGCGATTATAACTATACGGGGAATAAAATGTACCAGCCAACAGGGGTAAATCTCGTAGAGAGACCGCCAGTGGCTTCTATGAATAAAGAAAGAGGCAACCCGTTACAGGCAACCTCTTTCCAATCATGACTAAAACAAAAATCACATCCTCACGGACTTATTTCTTTTTACCTTTCTTCGGTTCAACAACCACTTTCACGGTTTTGGAAGCCTTGAAAGCAAGTGTGTGAGACTCGGGAACGTTCATAGGTTTCTGAGTCAACGGGTTCGTGCCTGTTTTAGCAGGGTTGACTTTCTGTTTGAACTTTCCGAAAGGTAGGCTGATTTCGTCACCGTCCTCAACACAGGTCTTGACAATCACCGGATTCAGTGCGTCGATTACTTTTTCGGTGTCTCTCTGGCTCATACCAGCCTCTTTGGCAACTGCTGCCACGAATTCTGACTTTCTCATTTCTTTTTAAAATTTAGTGAATAATTGTTTCTATTTTCAAACGTGTTATAATAACGTCGTTTTTCGGTTGATAGTTTTTATCATTCCCTTTGGACTCCCGGATTATCGGCAATCCTGATTGAATACAGCGAATAAATTCTTCCCGTTTGCGCCCACCATTCTAAGGAAGCGATATGCGAGATTGATTAGGAACGCTCTGTCTTTGTTGCGCTGATACGCTATCTTCTTACGAATGACAGACATCACCTTTGCGAACTTGATTCCGCTGTCGAGTGTAACATACTCATGACTGAACTCACTCACCACCCATACGTTGATGATGACGTCTCCCCACTGAAAGAGATACGGCTTATGCTTCCATGTCACTTTGTCCATACGACGTTCAGCGTTGGAGAGATAACCCTCCTGCTCCTTCATCTGATACATCGATTGTTTCTGAGAGTCCGACAGTAACTTGAAAATACTCTGTTCTTGTTCGGGTGTACATTTGACTTCCATGTCGATGTCATGAGGTTCGCCTGTTTCCATACCCAACTCGTGAAGAGCGAGTGAACCCACAATCAAGAAGTCCATACCGTGTGCGTCAAGCACTGATTTACGAAAGCCGTCCAAGGCTGTTTTAATTCTTGTTTCCATACGAAATTATTTGTTGATGTTAAAGATACGTGATTTCTCCGAAGTCAGGTTACAGTCCTCGAGACTGAATTATCGCTTTAAGACGACCACTATAACCTTTCTTCTCCGCATAAACTCTGTCTAAATAGGCGAAATATTCGTCCTTTGTAAGCCGTCGGGCAAATGTACTCTGCCATATAGCATAGTCGGCTATACACTCCCGCCACGAATTGAAACGGGCATGACCTAACATGGTTCCAACAGCAAGAGTTGGACGGCTTCCGGGAACTTTCATTCCCAGACAGTTGTGCCCCTCTACAAATAGTTTAGAAGTGAAGCCTCCGGACTCCTCAATACATTGTGCCATGACGATGTCCGGATGGTCAATCCTCAACTTGAAGATATAATCATACACCTCGTTAAAGAGCGTTTCAGGTACAGGCTCCACAGCCTGTTCTTCAGCATACTCACAGCCAAACGCTGGCTGAGATGGTACAGGTTCTGTCGTACCACACGACCGTATCACAAGAATGGTTAGAATTGACAGCAAAAGAACCGCAAGCCCACGCCACATTCTTTTGAGATACTTCTGTTTAGGCAAATTTCCGCCTGGATAGATTGTTTCTGTTTTCAGCATAACTTCTCATTTTGGTTTATAATAATAGAAAAACTCCTATCATGAGAAGAGCCAAGATACAGCCTAACAACATCGCACCCACGCACATCACAAAGGCAATGATAAGAGTGTTCTTCACTCTTCCCCTGTAATACGAGCGACACGCTTGACAGGCTGCTTGATTCGTACAGTAACAATTCCGACATCTTCTCATGATGGTATTCTTTTTATAGTGTGACCATATTCACCCCAGATTGTCTCAAGAACTTTTAGAGCGAACTGTTCTTGTAATTTCTTCTCTTTTTCGATATCCGTTGACAGCCTGTACTGCTCACGATGTTGTTCATTCCATCCAAGCGTGTCAGCAAAGACCTCGAATGCTGGTTCGGTGAAATAGGAACAGACACTCACATGACGACCAAACCTTGTATCGTCAGCCACTATAATCTCCCAACAGTATTTGTCAGACACACGTTGATACTCAGCAGCGTCGCCAAGTGAGCCTTCCCCAAGTTTCGGGAGGACGTGTATCTGACGAGTATGTCCGGGAGTGAACACTTCCTGAAGTTTTAACAGGTAGTTTCCCGATGACTTAACAGGCGAGTCAAATTGCTCAATCGCCTTTTGAATGTTTCTCCATGTTCTGTAACACAGACCGTTCATATTCACCATCATAATCGATTTTCCTTTCTATTAATCGAGTTCGTTTACAACTAAATCCTCAGGGTCGAATAAGGACGGATATTCATCCATACCCTGTTTGACATCAAACGTGAAGTCCAACTCATACGTCTCATCGATGACACAGAACTGCTGAGCGATTTCACTCCACCTGATGACATTCTTCGGCAACCACGCTACTCCCAACTCTTTATTCATCACTCGCCAAGCCTTATCCGTACAGTGAGTGACGGCAGCAGTACGCATACGTCCTTCGTGTAGGAAACGCACAAGACCGCTTCGGAACGTGTACCTGCGCATATAAGGTCTTTCGGGTGGAAGTTGTGGGGTGATAGGAGCCTCTTTTGGCGTCTCTACGACCGTTTCAGTAGGAAGGTCTGATAAGTGTCCGCGAAGGGATACATTCCCTCCCTCAAGAAACTCTATTGAGTCGTAGATTACTTGTTTGACAGTGCCGTCACTGAACGTAACGGTCACTGGCTTATTATTCTGATTGATTTCCATATCGGGATTATTTTGAAATGTACATACTATTCAGTGGAGACTCTATCATACGATACAGTACGAGAACCCCTGTCTCAACGCATTTTATCATGATGTCCCGTACGAAACGAGGCTGACCATCGACAGGGTTCAGTTCATCTTTCTGAATTTCGTAGTGCCACTCACTTCCCACGAACCATTCACCTCTTTCAGTGAGGCGGTTGATAGTATCCATTTGCCACAGTGCCTTTTCCTTAGAGGTGATTGAGAACGCTATGTCAGCAATTCCCCACTGACCGTTTATGCACTGACTTGTAATGATGTTGAAAACTCGTTTATGTCCCATAACCAAATGATTTAAATTGTTTGACGGAACAAATATAGTGGCATTATTTGACATTCCAAAGAGTTTCCCGATAAATTCGTCAAAATTTTTCCAAACAGGCTACTGGGGTCGGCTTATACGGGTGATTTTATTCTTCCGACGCTCGTACCGTTCATTCTCGATAAACGGCTTTCCTTCGAGTTGAGCCTCAACCTTTGCTTTCCAGTAATCCCTTTCAGCCGTAATACGGTTAATCAACCGTATCATCAGCATGGCTTTATTCACTTTCATAGGACTTCAATGATTTGTTCGATGTGAAACTTATAGGAGCGGTTTGTATTCACATCTATGCCGGACAGATGCTGGCCTCGCCTTTCCTCTACCTTTATTGAGCGATGAACTCGCTTCGGGTGTACGACTCTTCCTGGGATATGTTTGTCGGGCATACCGAACTCCTCAAATCGTACCTTAACAATAGTTCCAGCCTTTACTGAATCCAACAGGGTTTCGAAGTAAGAAGGATATTTCGTATTCTTCGACAGGAACTTTGTAAGTTCGTCGCGGAGTTCCTTCACTTCTTCAATCGACAATACCTGTAAGAAAGTCGAGCAAGACCCATCCTGAAGTCCTACTTTCACGGTTCGCCCATACTTGTCAGGCTCTTCCGTCTGAATGATTGGTTTCAATTCTTTCATCTTTATCTTCATTTATAAATTGTTTCATATACGGACAATCGTTCTCACACGGGTACACCATACCATCACCACAGGGGTCTTGCCACGTAGGCAAGGCACGCAAGTCGGCTGTGCAACACGTTCTGCCATCTCCCAATAGTGTATCATCGAAGTGTTCACATAATCGCCTGTGCGCTTCTATTTCTTCCTTTGTCTTCATCTTTACATTCTTTTGAACAATAGTGTTTTCCGCCTGATACTATCCAACCGTAACGTCTAATCTCAGCATTAGAAGCTCCTCGAGTGTGAGTAACCGCACCACAGACATCACACGTATATTCATACCATTTTGACTTCATACCACTGATTCTTTATTACTTTCTTATAATACTCTCTTACCACATCTGGGCGAGCCGTTGCGTAGAACGCTGGGGAATCACAGAAGTTATCCCAGAACGGCACAGACATCCCCCCTGAACTGCTGCATCATCGCTGTCGCCAGTAGGATTTGTCTTAGTCGGCTCATAATCTCTTATCTTTATATAGTTTCTACATCTATAATATCGAATCTTGTCCCGACAGTAACCATCATAGGCACAGGTCTCACAGAGAGCCACTTTGCCCTGACGGTTCTTGCCATATAGGGAATCATCTTCCATTGTTCAGGTTCTTTGGGTTGGTATAGATGATGTACGGGGAAGCATTTGTTTCAGCTACAAATACACAATCCTCATGAACCACTTTCTGAACGAGTCCTATCGAGAAGTCCTTCGTACTGTAATTTTCGTCGAGAGTAGTTATCTCAAGATGAGCTCCCTGTGGGAAGAAGGATTTGATTTCCCAACCCTCTTCATCGTCGAGTTCATGTTCCGGGAGAACCCCTATACAAACCATCTCTTCGAATGAACAGCCTATTTCCTTACATACCAAGCCGTCGAAGTATTCCTTCACTGACGGATATTCCTTTACCAAGTCTTCTGCTGCCTCCTTATATTCAGGAGTAATAATTAGATTCTTTTTCATGATGTTTATGATTGATTAGTCTCGATGTCTATATTCGAATAAACGTAGTGCCCCGAGGATTAGGAGCACTACGACTGTCAGCACTGTTTTCATGATGACCAGCTTATTTAGTTCCAAGAGCCTTGTTAGCACGCTCGATTTTACGCTTGAGGGAAGCGATACGGTGGCGGATAGCCTTGGCGTCTTCCTTTGACAGTTTAGCGAACTCCTCAGCATTAGCAACCAAAGCCTCTTTCTCAGCAAGTTCAGCGGAGTAGGTAGAGAGGCGAGCCTCAGCGCCACCAACACGGGGAGCAGACTTCTTTTCGCCCTCTACAGAGGCTTTCTTTTCCTTCTTGGGAGCCTTGTCAGCCTTTGCCTTCTTATTGGCTTTAGAGGCTTCTTTGACTTTCTCTTCGCTCTTTAACGGCTGGGCTGGCTTGATAAGTTCCTTGGTATTCTTTTCGATTTCAGCCTGACGACGACGTTCTTCACGTTCTTTCTTTTCTTCTTCACGGTGACGAGCCTCAATAGCAGCGTCGCGGAGGTCAGTATAGATGATGTAGAAGCGGTGATAAGCGTCGAACAGTTCTTTCTTGCTGTTGGCTTCGGTGTACTCCTGAGGTGAGAACAGGCTGTTAAGACCTTTGATAGCAGCACAAATGTCATTGATAGCAGCGACCATGTTAGGTTTGCTGATGTACTTCATTGCCTTCTTTTCGTTAAGCATATCTTCGTTAATTACGAAAGACGTTACATTCTCGGAAGCGATGTTGTTTACAGTTGTCTTCATAATTCTAATTTTTAATTTGTTTGACATTGTTGATTTAATTTGACATTACAAAGATAGTGCTTTCTATTGAATCAGCAAAGAAATTATCCGGAAATCTTCAAAGAATTTTCAAGATTTTTCTGGTTTCGTCGGTTTAGTCCATTGTAGAGTCTCCTGTTTGAACTGAGCATTATAGCGAACTTCCCTGAACGGATGTCCTTTTGCCAGTAGTTCAATGGCCTCCTCAAGGAACTTCTTCGGAATACCTATATGAGTGTCATCAATAGGAGTGACCACACGCTTCGGCAGCCACCTCCCAAAGTAATACTCTTTTCCTTCCCAGCACACAGGGTGTCCGGGGTTCTCAACTATCCAGAACGTCACACGATACTGAACAGCCTTTTCGGTCTC